AGTCGCTGTACTCCACAAACCAAACAGAGGTTTGTGAAGGAGTTACGCACGGCATTACTTGACGTGTGTCAGTAATGTCGAACACGCTTCCACCAGATGCATCAAGTCGAGTCCCTCCCCATCTACTATGCGAAAATAGCGATGGAGAAATCGTCGACTCTGGTGACCGGAGCTGGTGCATGAGTTTCCTAAACAGAAACTCATTACCGGATCTTCGTTTGGCTGAAACAGTCAAGCGAAGATATTCCCACATGCCGCGTTTATACCGAGCAATCGGTCTAGACACGTGCATGTACGAGTCAAAGTCCTCATCAGATGGCGGACCGACAAAATCCTTGAAAAATTCAGGGATCCATCGTTTCCGTATCATCTGAAGAGTGCTAGATGACTCGTCGAACAACCCAACCCGTAGGTGTAGGAACCTGCGGATGCGATTAAAATCGCACCACACGCCCATCACCGTGGTGGGTTGCTCAGTGAGAAACACTGGTCGAACTGGTGTGCCTCTTAACCAATCAGCTCCACAAGACTCCCGGAATTCACCGGAAGTAAATGACTTATCGTCATTCAATTGGAAGCCGAATAGGTTAAGTGTACGTACAACTCGACTAGATATTTGTTTCGGGATGACAATGTCATCGCCGAAAACAGCTATCTCATCTGAGTTCCACGGTCTCGATAATGCCTTGTTCGACGCGTATACAACCGCGGCGAAAATGGCAGTCTCGAGTGCAAACGTATAACCATTGCCCATAGAGGAAATCTTGGAGAATTCCAAAGATTTTCCATCCAGATCACCGATAGGAGATCTGAGATCCATGAGGTAGTCATACCATGGAGCGGGTAACAGCAGTCTACAGAGTTCCGTTGAAATGGAATCTGAGGCAGCTGAAAGGTCAAGAGTCACCAAAGACTCGGGACCATCCGAAAGGGACCCACGTCCAGCAAGAATCTGATTCTTCTCCTGAGAGTCAATGTCTATTCCCCAACGACGTAAACGTCGTCGGATGTAGCCATCAACACCCAATTGAAGGTTGAGATTCATGCTAGGCTCGATTGCGATTGAACGGTCAGTACGACCATTCTTTGGCACAAACGTGATACGGTTCCCAGGTACGATGCGAAAAACATTGGACCAAAAGGACTCTTGAT